GGATGAGACCAACCTAGTGCCTGGTCAGGACATGACCATCTATCCTGGGAAGATTTTCCGTAGACAAGGCGGTGCTCCTGGTCAAGCCATCTTTGGTACTAAGTTCCCCAATGTGGCTGCAGAGAACATGCAGTTGTTTGACAAAGCCCGTGTGTTGGCTGATGAGTCCACCGGTATTCCTTCGTTCTCTCATGGACAAACAGGCGTCACTGGTGTCGGTAGAACAGCCTCTGGCATCTCCATGTTGATGAACGCTGCCAGCGGCAACATCAAGACAGTGATTAAGAACCTTGATGACTATCTGCTAAGACCCATTGGAGAATCGTTCTTTGCCTTCAACATGCAGTTTGATCCGTCTACGGACATTGTTGGCGACTTGGAAGTGAAGGCTAGAGGCACAGAAAGCCTTATGCAGAACGAGGTGAGAAGCCAGCGTCTGCTTCAGTTCCTTCAAATCATCCAGAACCCGACATTGGCTCCGTTTGCTAAGCTGCCATACATTGTTAGAGAGATTGCTAAGAGCATGGATCTTGATCCTGACTTGGTGTCTAACAACATGGATGAAGCAGCTAAGCAGGCTCTCATTCTCCAGAAGATGACGCCTCCTCCTGCGCCTGCTGCGCCTGCTGAAGGCGCTCCTGCTCCTGGTGGTGCTCCTCCTGTTTCTGATATGACAGGCGGTGGCGGTGGAAACATTGGTGTTGGTGCTGCTGCTCGTCCTGGTGAACAAGGCTTCAGCGCTGCTCCTCAGGTGCCTCAAGGGATGGCTATGCAATGAAGGAAAAACCCTGGCTTAAGAAGATGGTTCCTATGACATCTCCTCTACTGTGGGAAGCATTCGATGACATGCTCAATTATTCTATTGAGCTACAACGAAAGCAGATGGAACAGACAGACAACATGGTAGAGGTGTATAGAGCACAGGGATCTATTACGTCGTTGAAACGGCTAAAGCAATTGAAGGAAGAGATACAAAATGCTCAATCGCAGAAGTAAAATTCCAGGCTTCCAAGAAGGAGGCACCAACGTTGATCCCGTCAGCGGCAACGAAGTTCCTACAGGGTCTCTTCCTGAAGAAGTGAGAGATGATGTGGACGCTAAATTATCAGCCGGCGAGTTCGTTCTGCCAGCAGACGTCGTCCGCTTCATTGGTCTTGAACGTCTGATGAAGATGCGTGATGAGGCTAAGAAGGGTCTTGAACGCATGTCTCAGATTGGTCAGATGGGTAATGCTGAAGAAGTTGGTGAAGAGTCCAACAGCACCTATGAAGACGATGGCTTTGAGAGCGAGATTGATGACATCTTAGGCGAGATTGAGAGCGAGAAAGGTGATGTCAACGAACAAACAGAGACGATGATGGCTGCTGGTGGCTTCATCAAAAGTGGCACCGATTTAACCAAGGCTCCTAAGAACCCTGTCTTTGATGTTCGCTATTACAAGCGAGCTAGTGATGGTGCAGTGATGTACATCACCCACATCAACGGCAAACCTATGACACCCATTCCTGAGGGCTTCAAACAAGTGGCTCAGGAAGAAGCACAGAAGGTGGGATTAGCTGCTGATGAAGCGAAGACAGCTTCTAAGGCGGCAACAACTTCTGTTGCTGACACAACCAACATTGATGGCAGAGGAACAGATGCTGGTGGTGTCCGAGGAACAGGACCAGGCGGGTCTCTGCAGTTGTCTGACTTAGACATGGGTACTAAGGTTTCTGCTAATGCAATTAAGGGAGCTGCTGCTGTTGGTACTGCCTTAGGTATTCCTGGTATGGGATTTGTGGCTGCAAAGGCAGATAACCTTGCAGCATCTTTGTCAAATAAAGCGGGTGAAATTGCTGGAAGAGCTAACATCAATGCAATGGCTCAAGAGCTTGGCGTTGATCCTAATACAGAAGCAGGAAAAGCAGTAGCGGGTATTGCCTTAGACAATTTATCTCTTCAATATGGGGGTCCTACAGCAACTGCTGGACCAGGCGGTACAGGAGGCGCTGCCGTTGCTGCTGGTTCCGCTGCCTATTCTGCTGCTTCCTCTGCAGGCTATTCTCCAAGTGCCAGCATGGCAGCAGCACAAGCTGCATTAAATGCCACCATTGGTGGAGCCAGTCCTGCTGAAGCGGCTCAGGCTGGTCAGCAGGCTGCAGATACGGCACAGCAAGGACCTACATCTACTGTAGGTATGGATGCCTTTGGTCCAGGAGGCACACAAGGAGATGGCGGTACACAAGGAGATGGTGGTGGTAGTATGGGACCAGGTGTAGGAGATTCCGTTGGTGGTATCAGCACGGGAGATGGAGTAGGTGTTTATGCTCAAGGAGGGTTTGTGGGGAGACGCCAATACCCAGCTAAGAAACAACGTGGCAAAGGCATTGCTGCTTCTAAATAGCGTACAATAAAACAAGCTAGCTCTGGAGCGACCTAACTAGCTAAGAAACAACAAGTCGCGTATTGGCTACCTATTTCCCTGACGCAATAGCGTCTGCTACAGATAGCCCCAACATTCAAGGAAAAGAAATGACTGAAGCTGTTGCCACACCTGTGCAGGTGAAGACTGTTCCTTTCTCTATGCGTCGTAATAGCAACGAGGACAGGATTAAGCAAGACGAAGAAGAGCTTGAAGCGCTGAAGAAGCAGATGGAAGACCCTGCTCCTAAGACGCAAACAACCGAGGAAGAAGAGCCCACAAGCGCTGAAGAAAAGACCTTTAAGAAGCGCTATGGAGACCTGCGGCGTCATACGCAAAAGATTGAAACAGAGTTCAAGGCTCAGGTGGATGAGCTTCGTAAGCAGCTAGAAGCAGCTACGAAGAAGGAAATCAAACTGCCTAAGAGCGAAGCAGAACTCAATGCTTGGGCTGAGCAGTATCCAGATGTCTACAAAATTGTAGAAACCATTGCCATCAAGAAAGCCAAGGAACAGGCTTCCTCGCTTGAAGAGCGGATGAAGAAGGTGGATGAGATGGAACACCAGGCTCAACGCAGCAAAGCTGAAGCTGAGTTGATGGCTCTGCATCCTGACTTTGACAAGATTAAGGAAGATGACGCCTTCCATGACTGGGTTGAGCAACAGCCTCGATGGGTTCAACAAGCTCTGTATGAAAACGAGAATGACGCTCGTGCAGCCGCTAGAGCCATCGACCTGTACAAGGCCGACAAGGGCATTGCCAGGGCTAAGAAGGCTGATCCTAAGGAAGCTGCAATGGCTGTCGATACTCGAAAGAGCAGGACAGCACCGACGATTGAAGACACTGAAGGCGTCTTCTATGAGAGCCAGATCAACAAGATGTCTGACAGAGAGTTTGAAGCAAAGATGGAAGACATCGAAAAGGCTCGTCGTGCAGGTAAGATTGTCTACGACCTGAGCGGGGCTGCTCGGTGAAGTGTTGACAAAGATGTGAGATTGTGATTTAACGACGTTCCAAGGGTGAAAAGGGTAGCTCCTCTGTCTGTGCCGTTCCATAGACTAGCCTTGTTTTTTAAAGTAACACAGCAAAACAAAGACAAATACACCTTGTCAGCTTAGCCATCACTGTATAGCGGGTCATGAGCGCTATCCAGTGATCACCTAGTGAGATAAGCCATTGTTTAGTAGGTTGTGTAGATAAAACTCTAAGGAGTAAATCATGGCGTTCAGTTCTGCTTCGGGATATGGAAATTTACCAAATGGTAATTGGTCACCAGTTATCTACAGTAAAAAAGTACAATTGGCCTTTAGAAAGTCGTCTGTCGCGCAAGCGATCACCAACACCGACTACTTCGGTGAAATCTCTGGCATGGGCGATGCTGTCCGTGTCGTGCTTGAGCCGGAAATCAGCGTTCGCGCTTATGCCCGTGGCACTCAAGTGGCGGCGCAAGACCTCGAAGACAGCGACTTCACCCTCGTTGTTGACAAGGCTAACTACTTCGCTTTCAAGCTCGATGACATCGAAGCTGCTCAGTCGCACATCAACTGGCTCTCGCTGGCTTCTGATCGCGCTGCCTATCGTCTTCGTGACAACTTCGACCAAGACGTCCTTGGCTACCTTGCTGGCTTCGAGCAATCGGCGCTGCATGGCAATGCTGACACAGCCCGTACTACCTTCCCTGGTACTAAGGCTAACTCGGCTGCTGGCTCGGACGAACTGCTGTCGTCGATGAAGCTGACGAAGGAAGACTTCGGTCACATCAGCTCGCCTGGTACGAACAACTCGATTCCTGTTGCGCCGCGTTTCCCGGGCGCTACTGGTCTTGGCACCACCACGGTTTCGCCGCTGATGATTATTGCTCGTATGTCGCGTCTGCTTGATCAGCAGAACGTGGACAGCACTGGTCGTTGGCTTGTTGTTGATCCGGTGTTCGTTGAAATGCTGAAGGACGAAGACTCGCGTCTTCTGAATGCAGACTTCGGCGGCTCTGGTCTGCAGAACGGTCTGGTTGTGAAGAACCTTCATGGCTTCCGTGTCTATGTCAGCAACAACCTGCCCAAGGTTGGCGGCGGTCCCGGCACTGTTGGCACGACGAACCAGAATACCGACTACGGCATCATCGTGGCTGGTCATGACAGCGCTGTTGCTTCGGCTGAGCAGATCAACAAGGTGGAAACCTATCGTGATCCTGACAGCTTCGCTGACATTGTTCGTGGTATGCACCTCTACGGTCGTAAGATCCTGAAGCCTGAGGCGATTGCCACCGGCAAGTACAACGTGGCTTGATAACATAGGGAGGCTTAATTGTCTCCCTATGTCTGTATAGAAAGGAAACCATAATGGCTACTATTGACCTCTCTAACGGCTTAGGCGGCGCTCCTCGTCCGGCGCGCTCGCTTACGAATATGCCGTATTTCGTTGAAAAGACGATTGACTTTGCTGTCGCTGCAACGGCTAAGGGCTCTGCTCTGGCTGCTGCTGACGTCATCGAAGTTATCGATGTTCCCGCTAACACGATGGTGATTAACGCTGGTCTCCAGGTTGTCACTGTTGCTACGGGTGAGTCGTCTGACACCACTGTTGACCTCGGCATCACGACAACTGAGCCTGACAACTTCGTTGACGGCTTTGACCTCGACGCTGCTGCTGCTGGTGCTTATGCACAAAACGCTGCTGCGTTCCAGCCGCTGATTGTGGGCACTGCTGACACCATCGACCTGCTCATCGCCACTGCCACCACCGCTCCGACGGGTGGTAAGGTGCGTGTGTGGGCTCTGATGTGTGATATTGGCGCTAAGCCGGCTCCTGGTACGGTTGACACTGACGTCATCTAAACCAGAGTAAGGAGAGGTAGGGGCTTTGTTGCCTCTCCTCTCCTTTTTCATGAGGAACTGATATGGCTATTACACAAGCTATGTGCAACTCGTTCAAGACTGAGCTTCTTGGCGGCACACACGATCTTGACACTGACACAATCAAAATTGCTCTGTACACCAGCAGCGCCACTCTTGGTGCTTCTACTACAGCCTATTCCACCACTAACGAAGTGACGGGCAGCACAGGCTACACCGCTGGCGGTAATACGTTGTCTGGTGCGTCTATTACGCTCAGCGGCTCTACAGCCATTGTTGACTTCTCTGACACAACCTGGTCCAGTGCCACCATCACTGCCAGAGGCGCTCTCATTTACAACAGCAGCAAGAGTGATAAAGCCATTGCTGTTCTTGACTTTGGTAGCGACAAGTCGAGCACCAATGGTGATTTCACTGTTGTGTTCCCGGCTGCTGACGCTTCTAACGCCATCATCCGCATTGCTTAATAGCTATGAAGATTGACTTCTCTTTTGAAACTCCTCACGGCAAGTTTGCTGACGCTCTTCATCTACCGGATGATCACGCCTTCACGGAGGATGAGATCCAAGCCATGAAAGAGCAGCGCAGAGACAACTGGATTGCTGTTGTTACATCCCCGCCTGTTGAGGCTGAGCCTGAGCCAGAGTACATCGAGATTGACGGTGTTCGTTACGTGAAGGCGTAAGAGATGGCTGACAGGTTTTGGCGGGGTGGAACTGCGGCGTGGGATGGCACAGCAGGCACTAAATGGGCCGCTACAGTGGGCGGCGCTGGTGGTGCTTCTGTGCCTACCAGTGCTGACGACGTCTATTTCGACGCCACCTCCTCCGGCACCTGCACCATCTCCACCGGCAACACTGGTGCCAAGTCCATCAACTGCACAGGGTTTACAGGGACGTTGGCGGGTAGCGCAGCCATCACCGTATCTGGTAGCGTCACGCTTGTGGCGGGGATGACGGTGACGTACAGCGGTACGCTGACGTTGAATGGTACTGGGACTTTGACAACTGCGGGGAAAACTATTGGTCCGTTAATAATTAGTGGCTCTGGGATAACAGCGACTTTGGGAGACGCATTAAATACAGGTATCAATTCTATTACGGTAACTCAAGGAACTTTTGATACTGCAAACTACAATATAACAGCGTCTTCTATTTCTTCAAGTAATTCAAATGTCAGAGTAATAAACTTAGGTAGCAGCACGGCTACGTTAAGTGGAAACCCCATCACCTTTACAGTAGCTATAAATTTAACATTTAATGCAGGGACGTCGTCTATTGTTTCCACATCTGTTCTGCCTACTTTTACCGGAGGTGGACAAACGTTTTACAATGTTTCTTTTACAAGTACCGCAGTAG